GGGAGTTCTTTGCCGCCTGTGACCGCGTAGGCTTTGCTACGTTGGCTGAGAGGAACGAAATCGGGCAGGGTTATCAGAGCATGTCCCCAAGGCTGGAAGCCCTGGAAACAGCCCTCCTAAAGCGCCAGTTGTTGCTAGACAACCACCCTGTATTGAATATGGGGCTTGCCAATGCCCTAGCCGCTGTAGACCCTGCTGGCAATCGCAAGCTGGTCAAGTCAAAGGAGAACGGGCCAAAGATTGACGCAGCAGTGGCCCTGCTCATGGCGGCCTACCCCTGTATCAACAAGGAAGAGGGGATAGGCGCTGACATATCGCACTGGATAGGTTAGGAAGAAGTCCCAAGCGGTTGATAGCCCGTTTTCCCGCATGGTGAGTCATTGCCGCGAATTACAGACTCAACAAAGTTAGCGGTTTTTTCGCCGTTGATTGTTGAGCGGATGGTTACGGTTGTTTCATTGTCTCCGGCATCTTCAAGCAAAACACGCCAGTAATAGGTGTCCACGCCAAAGTTGTTCATTCTGTGCTGCAATTCTGCAAAGCCAAGGTCACCGTATAGCTCTGAGTCAATGTTGTCGGTAGCAAAGACGCCCGCCCAGCTTCCATCTCCGCAAGCGAACGCTTGTTTCGTGTCCCGATACACAAGCTGATAATTCTTGCCCAAAGTAAAAATTCTTTGCGGGTCTGAGTTTGTAATGTCGCTGTGACTAGCGCAGCCGGTAGCAATTAAAATTGCCAGTGTTACACCTAAATATTTCATTTCACTCTCCTTGTGTGCGGTCGCTTATGCGACATTTGGAAAAGATAAAGCAACGCTAAACTATATTCAATAGCAAAGATATACATTATTTGTTTATTTTTGGCATATTTTGGTTAGTAGTCACTAACATAACTGGCTTTGCAGGTTAGTAACCACTAACATGAATTTTATGCTTGCACTATATGTTGTGGTATGGTTATACTTTAGGCACTAGGCGTTGAAGCGACTAGAAATGACTGAATACCAAGCGCGTAAGCGTGAGGAAAAGAAAGTTCGGAAACCTTCTGACAAGGCTACGGTTGCAGGGAGGGATTTAGTCATGCCCGCCCTTTGCGTAATACCGGCTTGGGCTGCGTCAGATGGACATTCAAGCCCTATGGTTTAGCGCCGAAGCGTTTACCGAATCAGAAGCCCAGGATTGGGCGCAAGACCACGATTTCCTATCAGACACCGTTCGCACCCGCGAAGAAGAGGGTCTGATTACCCATTACATACTCCCCCAATTTGAGCCGTCCGAAGGGAAAGAAGGCACTTGGCGCACTATTGCCGATGACTTCCCCGAGGGCGTTTCAGCGACTATTTGCGAGCGAGAAATGGAATCTAAAGCCTTTAGCACGTTTGAGCTTAAAACCATTGATACAGAACAGCGCAGAATTTCGGGTATTGCTAGTACCCCTGCCGCTGACAGGGACGGTGACGAGGTAATGCCCAAGGGCGCTACCTTTACGCTTCCGTTCCCCCTGTTACACCAGCACGACCACGAACGCCCCATTGGTCACGTTACCAAGGCAACCGTTACGGATGATGGCATTGAGATCGAAGCCGAGATACCGAAGGACACGGGCCTTTCCTATGTCGAGATGGCGTGGAGGCAAATCAAATCAGGTCTGTTACGGGGTCTGTCTATCGGGTTTAGGGCCAGCAAGTCAGAGCCTACCCGCACAGGGCGCAAGTTCACCGCCTATGAAATCTTTGAATTATCAGCAGTCAGTATCCCAGCTAATGCACAAGCGGGAATCATGGCTGTTAAACAGTTTGACGCAGAACCCTTTGATGCCGAGGAACACTTGTTCCAGTTGGAGTCAAAGAAAGCTGACGTCTTAGACCGCGCTGCCGCTGCGGTAACCAAAGCAAGTAAATCCATACAATCCAAGAGGATTAAGAAATGAGTATTTCCGATAAAGTATTGGCGGCAGAGCAGGCCGCTACAGAAGCCAAGGATACCTTGGTTGAGTTGACCAAGGCTTATGAAGCTGAAGAGTCTGATGAAGGTCTGGTTGCTATTGAAGAGCAGTCAGAAGCCGTTGAGAAAGCTACCGCACAGCTTGAGACTTACCGCAAGGCTGAGTCTGCATTGGCGGCTAAAGCTGTATCAGCACCGGCTGTAGTCAAGTCAAGCCAGGGTCAGTTGCAAGACCCAATGGATTGGATTCTGGCTAACGCTGCCGCCACCCTTGAGTCACACATTACCAAAATGCCTTTCGGTCATATCCTTGAAAAGCGTTTTGGCGATGATGAGCGCGTTAAGGCAGTCAGCCCCTTTGTTACTAAGGCTGCTGTCGACCCGGCTCTTACCAATGTTGACGGTTGGGCTGCGGAGTTGACGCGTGAAGGCTACGGCGCTTTTATGGAGCTTCTTCAGCCTGAGTCAATCATCCCCCAGCTTCCGCTGACCCGTTTTGATTTTGGCTCTAACGCTTCAATCAAGATCCCAGGCCGAGCGGCTACGCCTGACATGGCTGGCGCATTTGTTGGCGAAGGCGACCCCATTCCAGTTAAGAGGGCTGGTTTGGTTACCCAGACTCTTACTCCTAAAAAATTGGGGGTAATTGGTCATTTTAGCCAGGAATTGTTTGAGCGTTCTACGCCCAACATTCTGGCTGAAATTCGTCGCTGGATGCTTGAGGATACCGCCATTGCGCTGGACACCGCTTTCCTGTCTGACTTTGCTGGTTCTGCTATCCAGCCTCCAGGCATGGAAAACCTAGCGGGGACTACGGTTGACGGTACTGGAATGCTTGGCGACCAAGCCACAGCAATCGCTGCACTGAAGGCCGCTATCGTTGCAATGACCAACAACAACATGGGCCGACGCCCAGTGTGGGTAATGCACCCCGCTAACGCGTTCTCACTGACCATGATGCAGAACGCAGTTGGTTCACCGGCTTTCCCCGAGATGGCTAACAACAGCCTTATCGGCATTCCGGTTGTGACTTCAACCACCTGTCCGGCTGATGCTATCTACCTGTTGGATTGTGCCGATATCGTGTTTGCTGGTGGCGCTCCGCGCTTCCTCGCTTCTGATGTTGCGTCTATCCATGAGGAAGATACGACTCCGCTGCCTTTGGTTGATGGCGCTGGCGCTCCGGCCGCTCCGACCCGAAGCCTGTACCAAACTTACTCAAGCGCACTGCGCACGGTCTGGATGGTGGATTGGGCGCAACTGCGTGACGGCTCAGTTGTACTGATTAAGCCGGTTAGCTAATCACTCCCTGGGGCGGTCTGTATGACGCCCCATTTTTTAGGAGGTTGTAATGGTTGTTTGGGCATATAAGCCGATTGAAGAGTTAAACGGTAAGACCGGATTTCAAAACATTGCTGATAGAGAATTGGCGTTGAGGCTGATTGCTAGCGGCGAAGTACAGAACCCGCTTACAGGTGCGGCAAACCTGTCACCCATTCAGAAGGGTGAGATTCAGAAGAAAGTGGTCAGACGGCGCAAAAAGAAGGTTGTAGAACCGGAGACAGTTGAGACTGATGAGCCTACTGACGAAGATTAAAGGGCTTTGGGCTGGAGAGGGTGAGCAACGTGGCCCTTTCTACGGTCAGGGTGAGCTTGGCGGCTGGTATGAATTAGGGCGACTTGATGACGGCTACCAGCGCAATCTGGATATGCCGCACATTGACGCCAAAAAGATACCGGCGGCTTATGCGTCTGTCATGGCTAACGCCAGGGCGGTCAGTCAGTGCAAGCCTTTACATAAGCGTAAGGTAGGCAATGGCCCGACTGAGGTTGTGGACAGCAGTGCCGCTGCGCGTATCTTCCGGTCACCTAACAGTTACGAAACCTTCAGCCAGTACATATTAAACGCTGTAGCACAGTTATTTTTCGACGGGGAGTCTTTTTCACTGGCTACCCGTAATGATCGGGGTGAGGTTATCCGCTTAGACAGAATGGATAGCCGCACCTGTTCCCCGTATGTGACAGAAGGGGAGTTGTTTTATTCGATAGGGTCAAACCCTTTTGTCCCTGAGCAAATTGATTACCTAGTCCCTGCGCGGGATGTTTTACATTTGCGGATGTACTGCCCCCGTCATGTATTGATTGGCGAGTCCCCGATTAAAGCGGCGGCAATGGCGGCGGGTATCAATGTTTCTTTGGCTGGTTCTCAGGCAGCCTTTTTTACCCAGATGAGTCGGCCTTCTGGGGTTCTTTCTACTGACCAAGTATTGAACAAAGACCAGTTAGAAAGTCTTAGGGAGGCTTGGTACAAGCAGTCGCAGAAGATTGCCCAGGGTGCTGTGCCTATTCTATCCGGTGGTTTGAAGTGGCAACAGATGGCGATATCTAGCCAAGACGCCCAGCT